CGCGGACACACCGCAGAGCAAGCCATCAACTGGGTCAAAGACTTCCGCCCCTAACAAATATCGACTTATCCAATCCGGTTTATGATTTGGATTAGCGATGTCTTCGACCTATTCTACCCGGCTGCGTTTGGAGCTCATGGCGAATGGGGACCAATCCGGTACGTGGGGCACCACCAACAACACCAATCTTGGCACCCTTCTAGAAGAGGCGATTTCGGGTTACACCCTTAAGAACCTTTCTGATGCTAATTACACCTTAAGTACAGCCAACGGCGCTACTGACGAAGCCCGTCAGATGATGTTGAAGTTCACCGGAACTTTGACTGTGGCGCGCGATATCACAGTCCCATCGAGCTCTAAGCTTTACCTTATTCACAACGCCACAACTGGCGGCTTCGCCCTCAACATCAAGACCTCTGGAGGCGCCTCAGTCGCCGTGCCCAACGGCTCCAAGGCATTTGTGTATTGTGATGGCACAGATTGCTTTATCGCCCCGAACACGATCTATATGACGGCTACAGGGCTTCTTGGCTCTACATCGGGGGCGGGTGCGGCCACCACGATTGACATCTCGGCGCTTACAGAAGACGCAACTCCAGCCCCTGGGGCAGACTTTCTTCTTAGCTATGACGCTTCTGCCACGGCGCTCAAAAAGATTTACCATAAGTCTGTAAAACCAATTGAATCTATTATCGTTGCCGTCAGTGACGAAACAACAGCGATCACGACAGGCACGGCCAAGGTTACCTTCAGGATGCCTTATGCTTTTACACTTACTGATGTTAGAGCCTCCTTAGGAACTGTTTCGACTTCTGGCATCCCGACCGTCAATATCAAAGAAAGCGGCGTTACTATCTTCAGTACGAAACTGACTATTGACGCTAACGAGAAAACATCGACAACCGCGGCAACCCCGGTTGTGATTTCAGATACGTCATTGGCCGATGACGCCGAAATGACGATTGATATTGATGTGGCTGGCACAGGGGCAAAGGGTCTGAAGGTTGCTTTGATTGGCTACCGGTCATGATGATCTGCAATAGCAAAATCGGGAGTTCAACCGCCCCATCGGGAACCGTTCTTTTTACTTCAGACACTGCTGGTGCATGGTCATACACCCATTCCTACGGTGCCCAATCTGTGTATGTTGAAATATGGGGCGGCGGTGGCAACGGAAGCTTAAGACAATTCGGTTCACCCCCATACTTCAATTATTATTATTGTTGCGGTGGTGGCGCCGGTTATTCAAAATCAAGCTCCTCTGTTTCGAATGGCGGAACTTTGAGTGGTTCAATTGGGGCTAGCGCCTCAGCTTCGACGTGCTCGCAAACCGGCCAGACCGCGAATGGAGGAGGCAATGGTGACTCTATCGCCATCACAGCCGGTGCTGGCGGGGACGCTTCGGGTGGTAACATTACGAACGGAACTGGCACGGCTGGCTCCATTAATGCTTATGGCGGCGGAGCTTATAACGGCGGCGGAAATTCAACGGACGTTGGCAAATCTCCGGGTGGCGGTGCTTATAATGGAAGTGGCGCCAATGGTCGCGTGAGGATCATAGCAGTCTAATGGCCTCAGCATATTCTTCCCGCCTCAGACTAGAACTTATGGGCTCCGGAGATCAAACTGGAACCTGGGGAACCACGACCAATACCAATCTCGGGACCCTCCTTGAGGAGGCGATATCAGGCTACAGCACTGTAGCCATGAGCGACGCGAACACAACGCTTACTGCAAATAATGGCAGCACAGATCAGGCTCGCCAGATGATGTTGAAGTTTACCGGCACACTTACAGCCAGCCGAAATATTGTAGTTCCAACATCGAGCAAATTGTACTTTGTTGAAAACGCCACCACAGGGGGCTTTAGTCTTGTAGTAAAGACTACAGCCGGTTCTGGTATCACCGTTCCAGCAGGCATGAAGACCGTTCTTTATTGTGACGGGACCAATGTTGTTGACGCGGTGTCATGGTTATCTGCGCTCACCGTTTCCGGCGCCGCTAGTGTCGGGGGCGCTGCGACAATCACCGGAACGCTCTCGCCTCTCGGCCTTATTGACGCCTCTGGCGCAAGTGCGGGACAGATTAAATTCCCCGCCGCGCAAAACCCCTCGGCAGACGTAAACACATTAGACGACTACGAAGAGGGAACCTGGACACCCACCATCACTGCGGCTACTGTTGGTAACTTATCTGTGGCGTATACTAACCAAATAGGTCAATATACAAAAATAGGGCGTTTGGTTACCGCTACATTCCGGGTTGATACTTCTTCGTTTACATACACAACCGCGTCAGGTGTTATGTCGGTGGCCGGGCTCCCATTCACTTCAAAAACTTTAGCTGGCGTTACCTATTGTGGCGGTGCGGGCGGCAGTGGCTATACAAAAGCGGGGTATACTTTGACGTGTTCTCAAGTACTTTCGAACGCGACCCTTGTGGGTTTTGTTTTTTCTGGCTCTAGCGTAACCTTTGCTTCTGCCACCATTACTGATTTTCCTACAGCCGGGACGGTTGGTCTACGTAGCACAGTCTCTTATGAGGTTTAATTATGATCGGAAAGCAAACAGTTCTCTCCCGTATCGAACTAAACGCAGACGACTCTGTGGGCGTGCTCTTTAAGAAGCAGCTTGTAGAGGATGGCAATATTCTTATGGAAGAAAACCACCGCGCTTTATTCCCCGTGGGTACTAACGTACCGGCTACGCTAGAATTAATTAGCGATCATCTTGAGGCTATGGGATACCCACGAATTTCCGATTCGGAAAAGGCTAAGATTCTGTCTGCATGTAATTTATAATGAGAGCCCTCGTATTTGTTTTGGTTCTTGCTGGCTGCGCCACCAAGCCCATTCCTGAAAAGATTCCCCCACCTTGGGGCGCTATTGATTATTGCCAGCGCCACCCAACGGAGGAAAGATGCTTACCCTAGAGCAGGTTGTTGAGGCCGACGCAATCCACCGCGATCTCTATCGCAACTTTGTCTGGACATCAGATGAGGATGCTAATGGGGTTGCAGAATTCTGGGATCGCATGTTCCCAAAGAACGGAAAGTATCTTGACGATTGCGATAGCTTCGCAATGGAGATGGATTACCGGCTCAGAATGTCAGGCTTCGCCATGGAGGACCGTAGATTGGCGGCTTGCTCTGTTGAGGGGGAGCAAATAGATCATTGCGCACTGGTCCTCGAGACGCCCAAGGGCTGGATGGTTTCTGAGTGCAATTCACCGACCCTAAAGAAACTTAATGATCTGCCATATACAATGTGGTATCTGGCGCCAAAAGATGGCAAGATAACAAAAGACTGGGAAAAGCTGTGACTGATATTCTGGCCCTTATTGTTATCTACACAATAGCCAATAGGCTTGCCGGAGATGGCCGTTGGAAGAGGGCGCTAAAGCTTCCAGGGCGGCCTCTCTGGTGGGCGTTCGCCGCGGCGTATCTTGCTGCTACGCCTTTCGTTGGTTGGTTCTATTCCGCGCTGGCGGCTGGCTCCTTCCTTATCTGGCGTACTCTCGGCTGGTACAAAGCTATTGATGCCGGAACCAATGACGGGACCAGAATCAGGGATTTCGCGGTCATGTCAGCCCGCGGACTCCTGTTATTCCCGATCTTCTTCTATTTCAACTCATGGGCATTACTTGCGATAACGGCAATCACTATTTCAGCTTGCTATGATTTGGCATGGCATTTCTTCCGTAAAGATGGTAAAGATATGATACCATTCGCTGAAATCCTAGCTGGTGCAGTGCTTGGCCTTAGCTTCGGGGTAATGATGTGATTAAACAATGGCTTGTTCTAATTCTCTTCGGCGCCCTTGTAAGTGTCGGGTTGTTCGCATTCTTTCAGGTCAAGGCCAATCAAAGTCTGAATAAGAAGGTTTACGAACAGCAAGTACAGATCAAAGGTAAGGACGAAAAGATTGCCGGACTAGAGGATGCAGCCAAAGCGGCATCTGAAAGCGAAGTAAAGGTTGGCGAAATCAAAGAGCGGCTGGTCAAGGAGATCGTAATTGTTAATTCGAAACCACAGACCTCTACTTGCGGGCCTGCTGTTGACGCCGCTATTGACAGCCTGCGGGACAACGACCGTAATTAATCCTATCCAGGTACAGGCCTCGATGTTCAGGTGCAGCATCGATGTGACTGTGCCGGGCAAGAAGGGCGAGAAGCTGACTGATAACCAAGTCGGCACTCAGCTTCTTAAAGAGCGCGCCAGAGGGGATTGTTACCAGTCCCGCAATGAGTCCGTCTATGATTATCTAAAATCCAAGGACGCCATTGTAGGTGAGTAATGCGCCGTCAGGACCCGATTAAGCTTGTCTTACCTCCTGGCGTTGTAAAAGATACCACAGAATATTCCGCGGCTGGTCGCTTCATTGACGCCAATAGAATCCGCTGGACAAACGCTACAACCGTGCAACCGCTTAAGGGTTGCGTTAAGGCGATCTCCTCTGTTTTTAAGGGAACGTGTCGGGCTCTCTTCGGATGGGCCGCTATTGATGGCACACGCCTTATGGCCATCGGCACCAATAAGAAATACTATGTTGAGAACGGAGGAAACCTTGTTGATATTACGCCGATCCGTTCGACAGCCGCTCTTGGCGCCAATCCGATTACGTCGGTAAATACAAGCGGCACAGTCACGATCACTCACGCTGCGCACGGAGCCCTTGCCGGAGACTTCGTGACGGTCTCTGGCGCTACTGCATTTAACTCCCTTACTGTCGGGCAGTTAAACCAAGAATTCGAAATCCTGACCGTCCCTACAGCCAACACGTACACCGTGGCGACGGGGGGTACAGCGAGCGCTGGCGGGACTGGCGGCGGGGCTGGCGTTAGCGTTTCCTATCAGCTCAATACTGGGGGATCGTCTTCTTCCGGGTTCGCCACCGGCTACGGGGCGGGAACTTATGCTCGGCTAGGGTACGGGGACCCATACACAAGCTCAGACGCCACCATGGGGGAATGGTCTCAAAGTCAGTGGGGCGAGGATTTAGCCTTTGCTCCACGGAATGGCGCCGGAATCTACTATTACGATTTCACGACCCCAAGCGCCAGGGCAGTTAACATTTCAACCCTTGGCGGCGCCTCTAATACGCCAAGTGTGGTTACATTTCTTCTTGTTGACGGCGATGCCAAGCACGCAATTGCATTTGGCGTCAATCCATTCGGAACCGCCACTCGCGATCCGCTTACTTATCGTGGTTGCAGTCAGGGGAACATTGCTGACTGGGATACAACCTCCACCACGAATACCGCTTTCGAAAACAGACTTACCCGCGGCACTGAATTTATGTGTGCGATTTCCGCTATGGGGGAAATCTTGGCCTTTACCGATACCTCTATCTACAGCCTTCAGTACCTCGGCCCTCCGGACATCTATTCTCAAAAGCACATCAGCTCCAAACATCCGATCATGGGATACCGCACAGTTTGTGCGAGCGCCGATGCGGTGTATTGGTGGGGCAAGAAAGGATTCTGGCGCTACAGGGGCGCCATCCAGGAAATCCCATGCACCCTAAAAGAGTGGGTCTATAACGATATAGACCCAAACAATCAGAATAAATCATATTCGTTTTACGACGCGCTGAATAACGAGGTTTGGCATTTTTATCAATCTAGAACCTCAACGACAGGCGACGTTGATAAGTACGTCAAGTACAATATCAATTTGAATTGCTGGGATAATGGCGTCTGGGACCGTACCGCCTGGGAGCCTCAGGACGTGTTTTCGTCACCGCGGGCTACAAATAATAGTGGGGTTTTATTAGCTCACGAAACCGGAGTTGATGACGCCGCCACAGGCTCCCCGGTATCTATGGGCTCTTACGTTCAAAGCGGCCCGTCAGAAATTGGAGATGGCGGCAAGGCTATGAAGGTAGATTACATCTGGCCAGATGTTGATTTCACCACCTCCACCTCCCTAACGCCTCAGGCTGAAATTGAGTTCATCTTCAGGAATAGGCCGGGCGAAGACTCCCACTCCACCTTCACGGCCACGATCACGGGTAACGCTGACGGGACCTTTACAGATAAATTGGATGTTGGGAAGCGTGGTAGAAGCGCCGAAATGTGGTTTGGCTCGACTACAATAGGTACGTTCTGGAGCCTAGGTACAAACAGAGCAGCAGTGTATCCGGCGGGTGGTCGATGAGTAATCCTGTAAGATTGGACAATATTCCTCTGCCAGAGGTCAATGAGATAGACTACGAATACATGCTGAGACTTGTAAAAGCTATTGACAACAACCTTAAAAGAATGAATAATGCGGGACCTTTACGGGCCACTACTGTATCAATTACTGACCTACCCACCTCAGCTACCGGGCTGAAAACCGGTGACCTTTGGAACGACTCCGGCACGGTTAAGGTGGTCTGATGGAAAGCGACGAGTGGCGCACCCGCATCGAGGAAAAGCTTGATGCTGTATTGGAAATGCACTCAAAGCTTCATTCAGATGTTGAAGTATTGAAGTCCAAGATGGGCTCTATCATGGCGGTTGTGGGCATCGTTTTCGCCGGGATCGTTACCTTCGTAATGGGATTCTTTAAGGTTAATGGTCATGGATGACACTAAGGAACTGGCGAAGCACCTAGAAAGCTTTGGCAGGCTAGGCGATTCGCAATTAGTCCATCTGAATCCAATTGAGGTTGATCTTCTGAAGAGCCTGTCCCCCACAGGGGAGCTCACAACCAACCCTGATACCGGCCTTCAAGAGGCCTTCCTTCCACTTCTCGCCGGTCTGTTTGCGCCGGGATTGGCTGGGGCGCTAGGTGTACCAGCATGGCTCGCTGGAGGCGCCCTGGGCGGTCTGGCGTCCGCGGCGATGGGTGGTAGCGGTAAAGACATTCTCCGCGATTCTCTCCTCGGTGGCGTTGGCTCCTTCGCCAGTCAGGCCATGAAGGGCGGCGGCACGGCGAGCAAGGTTGGCGAGAAGATGGCTGCTATGGATGGGGCGGCTCCAGCCGTTTTCGGGGATGCCCAAGCGCTAGCTCAGAATGCTCCGCTTCCCACACACACCCTCCCTCAGGCTGCCCGGATGCCGTCCAATATCGGCGGCGGCGTGGGCGACTGGATTGCCAAACATCCCATGGCCGCTATGGGCGGGGCTGGTCTGGCCGGTATGGCGCTGAGTGGCGGCTTCGGAAAAGAGAAGGTTCCGGGCCAGCCCGTTCAGGACAACTCCCTTCCGGCGCCCACCATCGGGAACATGGGGAGCGTAATTCCCTTACAAAATCCATACACTTATGGTATAGATGGTGGAGAGCAGAACTTCTTCACCTATTAATGTGGCATAAATGCAACTCTATACATCGATTGTCCCGTCCAGTGTGATCAACTCCAGAGCTGGAGAAGATATCATTGAACAGGCGATCTTTCTGATCAGACGATCAGAGCGGTATAGCAACGGCAGATATACAGCGGAAGGTCTTATTTATGAATGTGCAAATGATGAGGCCTTTCTCTGGGTTGTAACAAATGAAGATGCTGTAGTCGTAGCTGCTTCGGTTGTTAAGTTTGCGCAATATGAAAAGCTTTTGGCTTTGCAAATCATAGCCTTAGGCGGATTTAATATGAAGTACTGGGTTGAGGACTTGAATTCTAAGTTCGCCTCCTTCGCCGCACGATGCGGTGCATCTAAGATGGAGATCGTGGGCCGACCGGGTTGGGCCAGGGTTCTAGCAAAATATGGATATAAGAAAACCTTAGTATTGCTAGAGGTCGATCTTGGGGAAGGGCTCCAAACAGCCAACTAACACCACCTCAACGGTCACGCAGACTAATATTCCGGCTTACATGGAAGGCCCGATTAAGGGTCTTGCTGCCGATGCGGCGGCTGTTGCAGATCGGCCATATCAGGCATACCAAGGTCCACGGATAGCGGGCTTCAACAATTATCAGAATCAAGCCATGGGCTTGGCTTCGGCAATGCCGGGTCAGGTCGGCGGCATGATCAATAACGGGTATAACAAGCTCAACGCTGTAGATACCCAATTCGGCGCCGATGATGCCGCCCGCTACATGAACCCATACACATCGAATGTCATCGACGCAATGCAGGCCAGGGCGCAAGAAGATTTCATGCGCCAGCAGAATTCCTTAGCGGCGCAGAAAGCGAAAGCCGGTACTTGGGGTAGTTCGCGGTTTGGCGTCCAGTCCGCTATCGGCGAAGACCTATTCAACAAGACTATGATGGAGCAGCGCTACAAAGGGTTAGCGGATGCTTATGATAAGTCTTATAACATGTGGTCCGGTGATCGTAATGCCGGGATGCAGCAAGCCACTGGGCTAGGCCAACTCGGCGCCCAATATGGTAGCTCCGTTGGTCAAGCCACAAATCAGCTTGGCCAGATGGGCGATGAGCGTCAGGCTGTTCAACAAGTTGGGCTGGACACTGCGTATCAGGATTTCGTCAACCAGCGCGATTGGGATAAGAACCAATTGGATTGGCTGTCTTCGATCTATCACGGCTTCCAGGGTACAGGCGGCTCCTCGACTTCGACGAGCTCGACGCCATCGAATAGCCTACAAACCGCCCTTGGTCTTGGTCTCGCCGGACTTGGCGCTTATCAGTCGATGAGGTAAGCTATGAATATTACTGAGCGCGCACGCCAATACATGGAGATGTATGAAAA